AGGTGCTGCTGCGCCAAACATCAGGATGCTGTCCGTGCGTCCATCTACGGGTGACATCGATCGCAGCGTGATCGATGCGATCGCCGGCCGCCGCATGCAGCATCGCGCGATCGGCACCGCGAATATTGATGTCAATGTGAAGTCAGAGGGCCAGAAAAGCGTCACGCAGACTGGACCATTTCGCGCTGTTCGCTTGTCGCGCGTGACTGCAATGACGCATGCGGACGAGGGACCGAGAGCATCATCTGGCGCAACTGGTGAAAGCCACGATCCGTCATTGGACAGCTAATGCCGATCGCAACCATCCGTGATCTCGTGCAGGTCCAGCCTTGGCGGGCAAGGCTTCTGCCGGCACATTTCGATGGCAGGTTATTTCATGTCGAGGCCGGTTCGCGCGAATCCGGTCGCCGAGTTGTCACGCACGAATTTCCGAAAAAAGACTTGCCCTATTCGGAAGACATGGGGCGTAGAGCGATCGAGTTTTCGGTTCGCGGATATTGTGTGCAATTTGTGACTGATGCCAACGCGCTTTATCAGCGCGATTACACGACTCCGCGCGATGAGCTGATGGATCGGCTCGAGACCGGCGGCTCCGGCACATTACAGCTTCCATTCCAGCGGCCGCTGACCGTCGTTTGTACTCGCTATCGTATGTCCGAGGAAGAACGGCTTGGCGGTTATGTGGCTTTTGATATGACATTCGTTGAACTCGGTGCGCCGCCGTTCCAGACTGCAGTCAGTAGCTATCAACAGCTTCTCGATCAATCGCAGGCCTTGCGAGATAACGTGCTTGCTTCACTGCAAGCAGTCGGCGGATAGCGATGCTGAAGCCCGATGTCGCAGAAGCCGTGCCGCTTTGCACTCGCACATTAACCTATTTGTTGCAGTTAGCGCCCACGCGCGGACGTCCTGGCTCTGATTTGCGCACGATGGTCGGTGATTTTCTGGCGCAGGCCGAGGTGCTTTTGCACTCCGATCAGGCCGGTCCGCCGCTCGATGCGATTTTCGATCAGGCGCGCAAAGTTGGGATTACTCAACCACAGCTTGATTCTGTGCGCGCAAAGACAGCAACAGAAACGCCAACAACGCTCGGCGCCAAGCTTATTCAAAATGCACTAATCAAGTTTACGCTCGCGACTGAGGCGCGCGTCATCGCTGATATGAAGTTTGTAAGTCGCGGAGATGTGGACGCGCTTAAGATCGTTATCAATGATAGTTTCGCTCCGGTAGAAGAATTAGCAGCCGACGACATGGATCAGGCTGCTTTTATGGCGCTGATCCAGTTGCATGCCGCGGTCGCGTTTTATTTGGATAAGACCGCACGCCCGCTACCGCGCATGCTCGATTATGCTTTCATGGATATATTGCCAAGCTTGACGTTGGCATATCGACTCTATGCCGATGCCGGCCGCGCAGATGAAGTTAGGAATGAGAACAAAATCGTCCATCCGGCATTTTCGCCACGAAGTGGTAAGGCGTTGTCGAACTGATGGATGCGCAGACGCAACGCGATTATCCTGGTGCAAATCCGAATGAGATTGCGACGCTTGTTATTGGCGGAATGTATTATTCAGATTGGGAAACGGTCTGGGTTCAACATCGATGGCACGATCCTTATGATCCTTTTCGCTTCACTTGCGCCGAGCGTGATCCTATTCCAGGATTATGGAGCCGGCTGCAATTCAAACCTCCCGATTCATGTGTGATTTACTTGGCAGGTAGGCTCGCCATGACAGGCTTTATCATGGTCCGCCAGGTTGCCTATGAGGCCAATAGTCACGGAATCTCGCTTCAAGGTCTGGGCAAAGGCCATCAATTGACTGGCAGTACGCTGCCAGATGACAGCGATGGTGGCAACTACTCGGGTGATCTTATCAGCATCGTTACGCAGGTTCTCGCACCTACGAGCGTAAGACTCGGAGAAATTATCGGCAACATTGATGGCACGCCGTTCAAGCCTGCGGTGCATCCTAATCAGGGCGAGACAAAATGGGCTTTTCTCGAACGTTTGGCGCGCGATCGCAACGTGGATCTTTCCAATAATAAGAACGGTGACCTCGTGCTTGTCGGCCCGCATGGTCCACGTGTGAGCGCGGTTTTGATCGAGGGCGAGAATATCTACAGCGCGCAGGTCGTCATCAACGGTGAGACTGCCTATAGCTACGTTCTCGTCACTGGACAGCGCCAGCCTGATGACCAAACTAACGGGCCAGCGGCGTCAGAGATGCGATCGAAAGCAATCCCGCCTGGCACATTGCCGGAAAATCGGCCACTTCTCGTCCCGATTGAGCATCCGGTCTGGACTCAGCACGAGGTCGACCTGCGCGCGGCGAAAGAGGCGCGATGGAGTTCGGTAAAAATTGAGGCCGACGTCGTCGTATATGGTTGGCTCGATCCGTCGGGAAATCTTTGGCAGGTCGGAACTGAAGTTGAGTTTGATTCACCGATGGTGCCGATCAGCCAGCCGCTAACGATTGAGACGGCGACATTTACCCAAGACTCCAACGGCGGCACGCGCACGTCGTTACATTTGATTGAACCTTGGCGCAATAACGTCTCAGGCGGCCTCGCTACTGATGCGCAACCGACGGTCAACGCAGACAGCGCGCCCGTGACCAGAACGCCTGATGGGACACTGGCAGATGCGCCGCCAGCCTTTCTGCCAGGCTTTGTTCCGGTGCTCTGAATGCAACGACAGACTCCACAAGATAGTTCTGTTCGTGGCTACCAGGCAGGTGGTTGCGTCACTTGTGTTCCGTCGGTCGATGACAGCAAAGGCATTCAAGAAGGCGTCGGCCAGCGCGGGATGAAAGGCGAGAATTGGCCGGGCAACATCGCTCCGCAGAATTACGGATTCAGCTCAGTTATTGCCGACGCTATCAAGAGCGGTGCAAGTGGGGCGATCCAGCAGTGTGCCGAAGGCTTCATGAGCTTCATGGGCGGCAACAGAAATTTCCCGCTCTGCAGCATCATGGATGACCGCCGACATCGGCTCAAAAACCTCGCGCAGGACGCCGCTAAGGGCGCGACGGCCATGTTCGGTCTCAAGGAGTGGGGGCAGCAGTTTTTGAATACCGATACCGGCATGTATATGACCGGCAACACGCAGAAGAAAATTCGCACACAGCTCGTCGATAATCAGAATGGTCAAAAGCAACAGGGCGGCGGAGCACAAGGGAGCGCGAGAAAGGTTAGATCAAAGTCCGGCGTCGAATTTGAAATCGAACTATTAGCCGATGGCAGCGCTGCCTCGAGCGGTGGCGCGGGCGCTGGCGAGTCTGGATCTGGCGGCCAGACAGGTCAGAAGACGCTGCACAAGGAGGACTCGAGCACCTGGCATGAGTTAAACGCAAACTACCAGCAACTCGTGCGCGGCAGCGGTAACGTCAAGATTGAAGACGGTCAGACTCAGACCTACCACAGCGATCCGACGACGTCGACGCGATGCGACGATACGCATGTCCACATCCGCAAAGGCGGGATGAAGATCTGGGTCGACAAAGCCGGCTGTCATTCGACCGTGCCGATCACGGTTATGAGTTGCAGCGACGATGACGGTAGCGGAAGCCCCGGCGCGACGATGCTGCGCGAGGGCGACGCGCTGCATTTGCATCCCGAAGTCGAAGGCGTCGAGCCCTACACCGTTACGACAGCAAGCCCGCCACTTCAGATCAGCCCGGACGGCACGACGGTTTCGATGCAGTATTCACCACCAATCGCAGTAGGCACTGGTCTGACGCCGCCGCTAGTCTTGAACTATGCCGCGCCACTGGCGCTCAACACGTCGAACCAATTGACCGTTGGACCTCTCAGTTTGGACGGAGGCACATTTTGAGCGGCAACGGCAAGGCTGACGAGCGTACCGTCACAACGGCCGTCCCGCCGTTGTACCTCGACGGTGGAAATCTGTCGCTGCAATGGGTGCCTCCGTATAGCGTCGCGCCTGTTGTCACCGCACAAGATCGCGCGACCAATGTCGCGCTGACCTTTTCGATCACCGTCCACGTTGGGGCGATGGCCGTGGACAACATGAACATTGCGGGGTTGAATCTTTCTGCGCTTTCGCCGATCGAGTGCGTTGAGTGGAAAAGTGATATCGGAACGGTCGAGCAGATTGGCTCGCGGCTGCGGACGAACTTCACGGACATCACACCATACTGTCCGTATCTGCAGATGTTTATGGCAAACTGTCCGGGGATCACGCTGGCGCAAGCGCAAAAGATCCAGTGCGACGCGACCGACGCCTTGTTCGTGAATAAGCATCAACAGCCACTTTATTATTCGGTGGCAGCGGGGGCCTATTGGTGGGACGCCTCGGACAGTTCTGTCGCTCACTTTAATGCGGCGATGCAGATCGCGATCGCGGACTTGGTCACTCAGATCAACGGGTACATCGTCGACGAGGCGAATCCGGCGTTGGACACGATCGATAATAGCGGTGCCACTATCGCGAACCATCTCAGCTCTACTGTGCTAGGAAGTTATATCAATGGCCAGTTACCGCCGGCTGGACCCAATACTCTCAACAACCTTTTGCAGAGCGCGTCCAATGTTGCTACTCCCGGCTTAGGCGGCAACATTCCCGGCATAGCTTGGTCCGGCAGTAGTTCATATCGGCTCAGTCATGTCTCGCCATCAACGTTGAACGTCGTACCCATGGGCGCTACGGGGACGGTGACGGTTAATGTGCAAGAAATGGGGCAGATCCTCGACGCGATTCATCAGCGTCGTAATTCGCTTCTGATAACCGGGCAATCGAAGAAGAACGCCATCAACGCGCTGACCACGATCAGCGCCGTGATTGCTTATGATGTGACGGCTGGTTGGTAAATGCCCGACACGCTAAGAATAAAACGACGAGCCGCTGGCGGAGCCGCTGGCGCGCCCGCTGCTTTGGCCAACGCCGAACTTGCCTATAATGAACAGGATGACGTTTTGTACTACGGCAAGGGCGGTTCGAGCACCGCGGCGGCGAGCATCATAGCTATTGCCGGCAGCGGCGCCTTTCCCTCTAAGTCCTACGTCGACAGCCAAGACGCGCTGCACGTGTTGAAGGCTGGCGATACGATGACCGGGGCGCTGGTCTTGCCGGGGGATCCGACGACGGCACTACAGGCAGCGACCAAGCAATATGTCGACGCGCATGCTGGTACCGGAGGCATTGCAGAAGCTCCGAGCGACGGCAAGTACTACACACGCAGGAACGCAGCGTGGGTCGATGGGGCGACGAATTTCGCGCCACTCGCGTCTCCAGTTTTGACTGGCAACCCGACTGCACCGACGCCGTCACTCGGCGATAATGACACGTCGATCGCAACAACCGCTTTCGTGCAAGCTGCGGTCGGCGCGGCGGGGGGCGGCAACGTCTCGAATGTTGGGACGCCAACGAACGGTCAACTTGCACAATGGACTGGGGCAACCACGATCCAGGGTATCAATGCGTCGACCCTTGGATTTGCTCCCCTCGCATCGCCAGTCTTTACCGGCGATCCGCAAGCGCCAACGCCGGCGACCGCGGACAATGACACTTCGATCGCGACGACGGCGTTCGTCAAGGCGCAGGGCTACGTCGCTGGCACGCCGGCGGCGCTGACCAAGACGGACGACACGAACGTCACGCTGACGCTCGGCGGGACGCCGGCGACGGCGCTGCTTCAGGCCACCTCGATCACCGTCGGCTGGACGGGGACCTTGCCGGCAGCACGGCTCAACGCCAACGTCGTGCAGGCCGTGACGAACGACACCAACGTCACCGGCTCGATCGCGAGTCAGACGCTTACCCTCGGTTGGGTTGGAACACTGGCGAACGCCCGTCTCGCCAACATGAACGGGCACACGTACAAGGGGAATAACACAGCATCAGCGGCCGCGCCAATCGATGTCACGAGCACGCAACTCACGGCCGACCTCGACCTGTTCACCTCTGCGCTGAAGGGGCTCGCGCCCGCGAGTGGCGGTGGCACGACGAACTTCTTGCGCGCCGACGGGACCTGGAACGCGCCGCCGGGCGGCGGCGGTGCAACCGTCGTTATTCCCAATTATCTTGGCGGGCTCACGCTCTCGAACGACGCAACTTCGCCTAATACCGTGCTTGATATTGCTACCGGCGGCGCGATGTCGGATGACAATACGACGCTGATGAATCTGCTCACGGCGATTACCAAAAACTGCACTGCGGCATGGGCGGTAGGATCGGGCAACGGTGCGCTTGATACCGGCACGATTGCGGCGAACATTTGGTATCATGTCTTCCTGATCGAGCGCACGGATACTGGCGTGGTTGACGTGTTGATTTCGACCAGCGCGACCGCGCCGACGCTGCCGACGAACTACAACAAGAAGCGACGCATCGGGTCGTTCGCGACCAACCCATCGTCGCAGATTATTGCATTTAGCCAATTCGGCGATCAGTTCTTATGGAAAGTACCAGTATATGACATTCTTAATGCCGCCGCTGGGGCGACAGGTAATGCGGGTGTTGCAATCGCTATAACTGTCCCGTCAGGAGTAAAAGTAATTGCACTTTTAAGGACGTACGTTGTTCCCACTGGGGGTATCAATTTTGGGCTTTCATCGCCAGACGTTAGCGATGCTTCTCTTGAGATTGTGAGTTGTGCGGCAGGTGTGTACACGGGAGCTTCTTGGCAAGTTCGCACTGACACAGCTGGCCGCGTTTTGGAATTTGCATCTGCTGCAACCAGTTCGGGTATTTATCTCGCCACAACAGGCTGGCTCGACAATCGAGGCAAATAAGTTGCCCGACATCCGTCTCGTACAGAATACGCTTTTCCCCGGCGCCGACGTACCGCACACGGCGGGTCACGTGGTGATGGATTGGAATTTGCTTGGCGACGGAACGCTCGACGATACTCAAGCACTCGCCACCGCGGTCATTGTCGCCCTCGGCACTGACGGACTCGCCGACGCGAGCGACATCCTTCCCGATCCGGATTCGACGGA